TAAAGTTCGGTGATATTGTCCTGCACCCGCTCCAGGGTCTCGGCGGCGCGGGCCTGGTTCTCGGAGGCGCGGGCCATCATCAGACCCTGATCCTTGGTGGTCTGCTCGTGGTCCTCGATGCGCTTGGTAGATGACTTGACGATGATGCCAATGCCGCCGATGTTGCCCAGCGCCATGATCAGACCGACCACCACTGCCGAAGGATCTATGTCCACAAACTCACTCCTTTCAAATCGTCTGTTCAATGGAGGGCCGGAGGGGAGAGAGGTCCTCCGGCCCTCGATGAACAGGCGATCAGATGACGTCCTGATCCCCCGTCCCGCCTTCGGGTGGCGCGGTCTCCTTCTTGGCCTCGGCCAGCAGTTCGGCCAAGGTCTCGTTGGAGGCGTTGCCTCTGAACTCCACTCCGGCCGCCGTCAGTTCGGCCATGGCCGCCTTGCGGTCGAAGTCCTTGGGCTTCTCGGGCGCGGTCTCCTTCTTGGCCTCGATCGGCCGCCCCTTCTCGTCCAGTTCCAGCTCCTGGAGCGACCCCTCAATAAAACAGAGCTTTTTCATATCTAATCTCCGCTAATGGTTGCCCTTAGATCCCGTCCGGGTAGGCTTTCCAGCCGTTGGGGTCCTTGGTGAGGAAGGCGTTGACCTTGCCGGCGGTCAGCGCCGCCGTGCCGACGGTGGCCAGAATGCCAAGATACCGCTCGTAGGTCCCAGAGGGCAGCGCCACCATGACCGCCCTGTAGCCGGTCACCAGATTCGCCTTGCCAATGGCCGCCGTTTTGAAGTGGGACGTAGCGCTTCCATCCACGGCGATGGCCGCCTGGGCATCGGACGCCAGCTCGAAGGCGACGGTGGCATCCCCGGCCGAGGTGACGGCGGTGTCGACCTGAATGCACAGGTACAGCGGTTCACCCTGGCCGATATCGCGGGAAGCGGCTCCCAGATCGATCACGTCGCCCACCAGCTTGGTGGCCGCGCCAGTGGTGTCCAGGGCGGTGGCGTCGGCAAACTCCAGGCGCTCGTCCAGGATCATCCCGGCTACCCCGACCAGGGCGAGGGCCGGATGCACGAAAAAGGAAAGGCCGACAGCCAGAACCAGGCCGATCACCGTCAGCCATCCGAGTTTACTGAAGTAGTTTTTCATCGTCTTTATCTCCTCTGTAAAAGGGTAAAGGGGGAGGGTCACTCCCCCTTATCGGTTTAGACCACCTTGGCTTCGGTGTTGAACAGCTGGTCCACCCGGCGGATGGGCACGCCGTCGAACATCGGCAGGTGGACGCGGGCGCCGTTGGCGCGGGTGAGCTGCTCGATGGAGAGGGTGCTGTTGACCGTCTTGTTCATGATCTGCCGACGGATGAAGCCGCGCACCGTGCGGTTGCAGTAAAAGGCGGTGCGGCCGGCGTTCATGTTGGGGATCAGGTCCAGAGACTGCGCCATCAGGTCGAGCAGGTCGCCCCCGGTGGCGGCGTTCTTGGTCAGAGCGGCGGCGTCGATCTGGATGCGCACGGCATAGCGCCAGTCCTTCACATGCAGGCCGAAGTCCCACTTGATGTGAGAGCGGAAGACCTCCATCAGGCCGTCGGCGTTCTCGGAAGTCACCTCCCCCTTGTCATCGGTTGAGATCCCCGCCTTGCTCCCCTTGGGGAAGATCCCGTGCAGGGTTTGCGGCCCCCAGGTCAGCAGCCAGATGGAGGTGTTGGTGGCCCCGCCGCCATTGGCGGCGCCAGCCAGGATGTTGCTGCCGTTCTCGGCCGAGGTGCTGTTGAAGCGCGGCGCCAGGCCGGTGAAGCCCTCGGGCTCGGTTGCCTCGTTGCCGTAGAAGACGTAGCGCGATAGCTTCTGGTTGAAACCCTGGATATGCGCCATCTCCTCGTTGTAGCGGAATTTCTTGACGTTGCCCGACAGTTTGGCCAGCGTGGCGTCGACCTCGGGGTAGGCCTCCATCATGCCGCAGTTGTCGGTCACCTGGACGTAGGCGCTCTTGGACGGCTGGACCCGGCCGTAGAGCTTACGGAAGGCGGGCTCGCAGATGCCGGCCCGGATCGTTCCCCGGTGGCCGGTCGGCAGGTTGCCCTCCATCATGACGAGATCATCCAGACACTCGTTGTCCTGGTCGAGGATCTCGATGACATCGGCCACGCTGCCATCCGGGTTGAGCTGGGTTTTGAGGTCCAGCAAGGTCGGGTGGGTGGTCGCCATGGTCGAGGTGATGACCGCAGAACCCCTTACAATTGCTACTTTCATGGTTGTGCTCCTTCCTTTTGGGTTAGTCTTTTGTGTTCGGGTAGCGGGCGTTCAGCTTGTCGTTGAACCCGCCCTGGCCTCCGGTGCCAGGTATTTCAAAGGTGTCTTCGCGCATGTGCTGCGAAATCCTGTAGAAGATCCGCAAAAATTCGGGGTGATTGCCGATGCCCAGCTCGTCCACCATGGACTTGGCCTTCTCGTCGCCTTTGGTGATGGTGTTGAAGGCCCGCAGGGCGGCAGACTCCGCACCTTTCTTTATGTCGTCGCCGATCTCCGGGTCCTGCTGCGCGTCCTTGAGCCAGTTGCCGACCTTCTCCTGGTGCTGGGCGACGATACCGTCGAACTGCTTCTGCATCATCTTGGCGGCCAGATCGACAAAGGCCTGAGCCTTCTCCTGGGGGAGGTTCAGCTCCTTGGCCAGGGGCTTGAACTCGCCGAGGATCTCCTTGTCCAGCTCCATCCCCTCGGGACCGGTGAAAGCGTCGTACTCTTCGGGGGCGCCGGTCGGCTTGTCGCCTTCCCCTTCGCCTTCTCCCTCGTCCTCACCTTCACCGCCGGTGCCTTCGCCTTCGCCGGCACCTTCCCCGGTGCCCTCGCCAGCGCCTTCACCTTCGCCCGTCCCTTCCCCGGCTCCTTCCCCGGCTCCTTCCCCGGCTCCTTCCCCGGCTTCCTCAGTCGTGAGAATCGCCGCGATCAGAATCGGCAGAATTCTTCTCTTCTTCGCGTCTTCGCTGCTCATCGTTCATCACCTCCTGTTGCATGGTCAAAAAACTGGTGGGGGTCTCGCTTATGATCTCGGCCATGAGGTTAAGCCCCTGCTTCCGCCCACCTTCGTTGAAGGCCGTCACGTCGGGAGCGCCGACCACAAAGGAGGGGTGAAAAATCCCCGCCTGCCCCAGCAGCCGCCAGATGAAGCGCCGTCCCTCTTTGGTATCCATCACGGCCTTGAGGTCCTCGATCTCGCGCTCGCGCCACAGGTTGGCCTTCTCCCGGTCCATCTACGCCCCTCCGATCAGCCGCGTCAGGGCGCTCACGTCCTGCACGTTGGTCTCGGAAAGGGCCTTGGCCGCCTGCGCTCCTTGCGCCAGGGCCGGGGCCATTTCCGCCGCCTGCTGCATCTGTTGCTGCTGTGCCCGCTGCTGGCGGATGGCCGCGACCTGCTCGTCGGGGACGATGATCTTGGAAGGAATCCCCAGCATGTCGCCGTACTCGTCGATGGCCTGGTCGATGTCGGCCTTGTCCAGGGCGTCGGGGCGCATCTGGGCGAGGTTACCGACGAAACCGACGAAGCGCTCGATGCCGCCGATGCCGATCAGCTTTTGCGCCTGAGCCATGACCGAGGTGTACTCCACCCGCAGCGGCAGACCCTGCAGCTCCTCGGGCGGTGGCGGGAACATGCCGCGGCGCAGCATGATGTTGAAGGTGCGATCGATCAGCGGGTCAAAGAGGTCGTCGTTTTGCTGCTCCATCATCGGGCCGAGAACCAGCACCTTTTCCTGGTGGCGCTCCTCGACCTCCCGGGCGGTCATCTCCGGGTTGTCCCCTTGGGAGAGCATCAGCATCAGGTCCTCGAAGAAGATCCGCCGGATCCGGTGGGTGACCTCTATGATGTCCTGGCGCAGCACGTCGATGATCCGGGCGTCGATGTCGTAGATCGGCCGGATGGCAGTACCAGCCGATTGGGAGAGGTTGGGAACCCAGTTGACCCCGCCGGGCAGCAGATCCGCCCCGGTGTTTCTCAGGGTGGCGTCGGCGTTGACCGGGCCGTTGACGATCTTGTCCATGGCCTGGTACTTGCGCCGCTCCTCCAGCTGCAGCGCCTTGACGCTTCCCAGGGCGTCCATCCCCGGGCAGCGGGTGCCCCAAGCGTCTTCGCCGTTGACGTGCCAGCGCGAGACGATGGAGGGGAACTCGTCAAAGCCGGAGAGGCGCATGGGGATGTCCCGGCCCTCCTCGTAGTAGACCGACAGATAGGGTTTGTCCCGGGCGTCGAGCTTGCCGGGGAGGTTGGCGAAGTTCGGTTCGATGGCGTGTACCACCGGAATCCAGGTGCCGTAGTTGCCGTTGTCCCACATCCCCTTGACGGTGGGCGAGACGTTCTTTTCCCCGAACTTGGCGACCAGCTGGCGCACAGTCA